TTCCGATCTTGCGTCCAGGTGCGTCCAAGTGATGTCCAAGTCAAATTAGGGTACTTGGACGCGGTGTATCCCTTGTGGCTCTAGGCTTTTCTTTATTACTGTCCAAGTGTCCAAGTAAAATATAAGTAAGAGAATATATAATGAAAAAAAGGCTTAAAACACACATATATGGGTTTTTTTCTTTAATAAGCCGACTCTCTCGACTTTTGCTTGTCCACTTGGACAGACCACTATTAACGGAGGTGTGTTATGGGTAATGTAATTCCGACTTATTCGAATTTTGTCTTTTGGTATAAACAGGCGGAGTCTCGTCAATGTTCGCACAACTTTGCTCGTCAAATGGCGGGGATTCATTCGACCAAGTGGTGGAGACTTTGCCGTCAATACAGAAACGGCGAGGATATTTCCAAATACTTCGCTTAACCGACTTTCAATTATATCATTAGGAGGTTTTAACTGTGGCAGACAACAAACCAGTGAAATCTACAGGGCGCGGCGGTAAGAACAACTTTCCGGCATCTCAAATCCCGGACACCGATCCCGGCGACAACACTAAATATCTTTCTCATGCGCTGGCGGTTCGCAACTTTCCGCCTATTAACATCGCAGATCCTGTTCAGGTGAAAAACCGAATCAACGACTATTTCGCCCTGTGCACCGCGAACGATATGAAACCGACTGTGACCGGCTTTCGAATGGCGCTGCGTATCGGGAAAACAACTCTCTGGGAGTGGAAGCAGGGCAGCTATCGCGCCGACTCTCATCAGGCTATCATCTGTGAGGCTTATGATACGTTAGAAGCGCTCTGGGAGGATTACATGATGAACGGCAAAATCAATCCCGTGTCCGGCATCTTCCTCGGAAAGAATCATTTCGGCTATCAGGATAAGCAGGAATATGTGCTGACACCGAATCAGAAAAACGAGGTGGATCGCGATGCGATTGAGGCTAAGTACAAGGAATTGCCGGAAGGGTGAGAATTTCGCCGACTTTCAATCCGAACCTTTTGTAAAAAGAGCGAGAAAAACGGAGAAAAAACGGAGCATGAGCGAGATATCGAGAGATAATCGACTTTAACGACTATCGACTTTCCCGTGTGCGTTTAACGACTATAGCGACTCCCGCGCGCGCAACGACTATGAAAAAGCTTAACGACTTTTGAGGATCGCGTGCGGGTTTAACGACTTTTAGGGGTCGCGCGTGCGCTCCTGAGCAAGAGAACAGCAGAAAACCCCGGGCCCTGGTGGCTCGGGGTTCTGTTTTTGGAGCGGGGCGCCGGTACCATACCGGCAGCGGAGCGGGGTTTTTGCCGTTTTTGTGCGCTGCACGCGGGCAAATGTTACTGACAGTCACGCGGAACGCGTTTTAAAGGCCCTCTGCGGCGTTTTTGTGGTGGGGGTAGTGTGTTTATATTACCAGAGGCAAAACGCGCCCAAAACGCATTTAAACGCGATTTAAACAGGGTTCCTGTTTTTGGGCGTAAAAATAGCCCCGCCGGATCGGGCGGAGCATAGAAAAACCGCCCCCGGATCGGGAGCGGCTGCGCGGTGTGGTTATGTAATTACAAAGCGGCGCGTCGTGGTTGTTTTTGTGTATTGTGCAGATAGTTCCGGGTTTTCGCGTTTGAATGCCGCGGTATCGAAACGGGCGCTTGTAACGGATCGCCATGTGATTTTATAGCCAGGACCTAAAGCGCTATCAATCCCGACGGCGTCCATATGTTTTTTGATTTCGTCTTGCAGGCTTTCGATTTCGGCGGCGATTTCGTCCGCCATTCGGCGGAGCTCGCACAATTCTTTTGCTTTCGCGTGGAATTCATTGATACTCATCGTTTACCTCCTAATAAAAAACCCCGCAGGCGCGGGGGCCGTTGTTTACTTCATATAGTTTTTGCAGAGCCTCCACAGGATACCGGCAGGAAAATACAGAATAAAAAAGATAATCCAAAAAATCAATCTTTACACCCCCACTCCTCGAGCTTATAAACCAGGTACCACGGCAGCAGCACGACGGCAGCCGCAAAAACGGCGGCGCCTAGAATCAGGATAAAAACAGTAAATCCATTCATTTTCTATACCTCCATACAAACAACGGTTTTCCGTTGGCGTCGCGGCCTATGTATTTACCTAGCACGGGATTACTTAAGTTTTTCATTTATCAACTTCACCCCGTTTTTCTCGTAACATAAACCACAGTCGAAACAGCTCCGCGCGCCGCAATTTATTTCGATGTTTTCGTCGATAATGTGTTTTGGATCGTAAACCGTAAAAACCTTATCCACGAACGGGAACACGTTCGGCCGCTGCTTATTGATAAACAGGGAGGAAAGCACAATGTTTAAATTTGCCGGTTTTTCGTACCCGTCCGCGATTGCTTGCGCGATGTAGTCCGGGTTTTTCGTCCATAACGCAAATTTTACACGCGGGTTTTTATAACAGATATTGAAATAATTTTTTACCTGAGTCGCATTGTTCAGATCCCCGAACGCCTCGAAACGGAAATATAAGTTGTTGATCGTTGGCAGCAGCTCGAGCGGTAAAACCTCGCTTGTAAGAATGCGCTGGTTTTCTACCATTGGCTTTTCCATACTCGGGAATACTTTCATTTGTTTAGCTGCGAAACACTTTTCACAAATGCTGCCTTTAATAGTGGCGTTCTTTGCGCAGCGTTCGTTAGTTGTGACGCTGGTGCTAATTGATACCATACCGGCCATTTTGCCGCTGTGCTGAGTTGTAAAGTGCAGGCCGCTAATCTTGCGGCTATTTGATAATGTACAATTCATTGTTATTCTCCTCTTTTTCGCGGCTCGCTTTCCCGGTGAATCAGGGAAACGAGCGCGTTTATTTTTACGTTGTCGGTTGTGAGATCCATGAGAACGTCCGCAATTGCATGAATGTATTCCATGCTAATATCCTGGTTAGTAATCATTTTTCTGCCTCCTGTTGTATAGCGTTCGTTTTGGGTTGTACGTTTTACATTTCCTATATTAAAGCGTTCGTTTTAGGTTGTCAATAGAAAACGTAAAAAAACATTCGCGCAAAATACCCAAAACGAACGCGTTTCGTTTGTATAATTTGCATATGTATAGGGTATACCCGAAACGAACGAACGCGCGTTCGAATTTACCGCCTGACGGCAGCCCCCCCGGAGGGGGATAGGAGGCGCCGCCCCAGGCCGGGTGATGCCCTTCAGCAGAGAAAAAAATAAAAAAGGCTTCCATTCGCGAATAAAAGTATTGACAAACGGAAGTTTACGCGGTATGCTGTATTTACAAAATGAAACACGGAGGTAGTTGTCATGGAAAAAATCGGAATTGGTCGAGTGTCGACAGATGAGCAGAATCCGCAGCGTCAGATTGACGCATTTAAGAAGGAAGGAATCGAAGATCGTTTTATCTTCATTGATAAGTGCAGCGGTAATGCCGGTAACTTGGACAAGCGCGAGGAATATCAGAGAGCGAAGGCCGTTGCTCGTAAGGGCGATGTAGTTTTCCTTGACGCGTTGGATCGTCTGGGCCGTAACGCGAAGGAAATCAAGCAGGAGTGGAGATATTTTACCGAAGAGGTTGGTTGCGACATGGTCGTGCTGAACATGCCGATCCTGGACACTCGTGGTCGCGGTGAAAACGACCCTACCGGCGAGCTGATTGCAAACATCGTGTTCGAGATTTTCTCTTGGATGGCACAGCAGGAGACGGCAGAGCGTAAGCGTCGCCAGCGTGACGGCATCGAGGCTGCTAAGCGCGAGGGGAAATATAACGGAAGAAAGCCGATGGATGTGGACAAGCACCTGTTCGTGCAGTTGTATAACGAGGTTCAGGCCGGTGAACGTACTGCTCGTTATGCGATGGGGCAGCTTGGCGTGAAGAACACCACGTGGTATAAGCTGGTCAAGGAGTATGAAAGCAAGACAGGGAGATTCAAGGAGGCATAAACGAAAAAACGGTAGTCAAATTGACTACCAACGGTGATAAAGAAAGGAGAGTATATGGAAAACGGTTTGGTAGCATTGACCGAGTTCGCTTTCAACGAAAACCCGATAAGAGTGGTCGG